GTTGGCCGTAGCCAGCAGGTCTACGCCGGCACGGTTGACACGTGTGCAGTTGAGCCGGTAGCCGTTGTGTAGACGCAGGCTACCAAGGGCCACGCCATCGAATTCGCTCTTGGTGATGACTATACGACGCGAGAATACCGGGGTCTGTGTCGCCTCCCAGTCGATATCCACTTCGTGGCCGAGGACGGCGCGGAAACATTCGACATCTTGCGCCGAGCATACGATCAGTAATATGTCTCCACAGTGTATTTGTGTCGATGATACCGGAATGACGACTTTGCCTTCGGCGTTCATTAGTCGCGATACCACGAAGTTGGCCGAAATGATGTTGTGTAGTTGCATCAGCGTCTGCCCTTCGACAAGGGCGTTGGTGACTTTCAGTGTCAAGATATATGGCTTGAGCTGTGAGTTGCGCTCGTCTTCTTCGATGATTTGCACTTCCTTGTCCACCTTGATGCGGAAGATGCTGCGTATGACCAGCATGGCGGCGATGATGCCGACAACGCCGAGGGGATAAGCGGCGGCATATCCTTGGGCCATAGTGTTGACCTGTGCACCGTCGCCGGTGAGCTCGGAGATAGTCTGCTGGGCGGCGGCAAGTCCGGGGGTATTGGTTACGGCACCGCTCATGATGCCTACCAATGCGGCCTTATCGTTTACGTTGCCTAAGAAGTATATGCCTATGACTATAGCAACGCTAATGCA